TACGCTCAACTTCAGCTACCGCACGATTACCACTGAAGTATCGTTTATCCTTAAAGACATCCCTGTTGGATATCGGATCAACATTCAGTTCATCTTCAGAAAGTACCATGCTTGGGGCTCCTAGAGGACTTTTAGGATTGTCATCTGAAAGCCCTTTTAACAAACCAGCAAGAGGTCCCATCAGACCTGGTACTGTTGTAGGGTTAAAAGGGTTTATCATATCTATTGTCCTTTAATTAAGTCTCTAGCTAAGGCTATTATCTGATCATAACCAGGATGCTCAGGTAATGCTGCACCTTCTTTAGTTGCTTTAATCTGTAAGCCAGCCCACTCTTGGAAGTGCTTGTCAATAGAGACTGCTAATTGCTTAGCGTTGTCATCAAACGTATTCTTAGTTTGAGCAGATGTGTATTGAACATTAGCTTCTGCCAATGCTGCCTCTGCTGCAATCTTACGTTGTGCCATCTCTTGTTCTGCTTTAGCTTTCTCACTCTGAGACTTAGAAGCCTGCTGTGCCTTCTGCTTGAACTCATCAGTAGTGTAATCTTCTAGGAAGTCACTGCTATCTAAACCCATAGCTTCTATCAACTGTGTAGCTAATACTGCAGCAGCATCGACTTTAACAGTCATACCTGCACCTGCTTGGTTTAACTGAGGTAGTATACTTTGACCTACTTGCTGTAGTTTCTGTATCTTATTAGAGTTAGAGTTCTCACCTAGGTCAATGAATATCTCACAATCCATATCTTTAGGTAAAGACATTGGGTTGATATCTGCAAAGACACCTTGGTATCGTACACTAACATCTTTCATATTCTTACGAATACAGTGATACACACCACTACATAGACGCTTAAGGCCTGTCTCTGCAAACCTACGAGCAATATGCTGTACACGTTGCTGTGAGGCAGACTGAACTGACTGCATCTTCTCCGCACTGTTACCAGATACGTAGAGTGTGTCGTTTAAACCCTGGGCTGCCTTAGACATACCAGTAGCTTGTTCCTTAATAGTCTGCAAATGACCAAGTAATGGTACAGTACCCGTAGAGATAGTCTCTGGGGCAAGGGCTGCTACAGCACCTTGAGGGTTACCATTGGTTGGAATGATCTGCTTAGGCTTCATATTCTGCAATGCAGAGAAGTCTACTACGTTTGGATCAGCAAGTTTAGGCGAATAGTTAGTTAAGTACGTATTCTCTACGAAACCACGTAGGATTGCTGTAGATGCTAGTGTAGAACTACGTGTCATGTCTGCAATAGACAGACCATAGAACTCATAAGGGATATCTACAGGAGATAATGAAGCCAATGGCACCATATCTACGTCTTCTTCGAATAAGATGTGTGAACCAGCTGATATGATACGCTTTAACTCTGCAATACCATCACCATCTCGGTCAACTCGTAACCAACACTCTGTGACTGTTACTTCTCGGTTAGCTTCCAACAAGTCTGTTGAAGCACCATCCCAGTATTCCTCACCAACTACAAACTTACGTGCAGCTTGTTCCTCTGAATAGTGAACACCGTTGCTGTCCTCGAACTCATTCCAGTCATCTTCACTGATATTAGCAGCAACATCAGGCCAACACTTACGGATCTCACTACGAGTCATCTGTGTTTGGACACCAATGAAAGCAGCGTCATCTATATTACTGGCTTCACGAGAAATACGGAAGTTCTCTGGGGGAACATTCTCTATTTTAACTTTTGATTTGTCTGTGGTACGCTTTAATCGTACATTAACAAAGACTAACTCTGCAGATCCATCAGGGTCTACATCATTCTCATACTCTAAATCACCAACAATCTCTAAGCTTTCATCAGATAGTATCTCATCCAACCGAGCCTGCGAGATTTTCTCGTATTCTTCAAATTCGACAGAGAAGTCTTCTTGGTAATCCCAACGGATAATGCTGTTCTTCCATAATAACGCAGACTTGATCCACGTTTGTAGCTTCTCCCAACCTTTATTCTGCTTAAAGATGCAGTGATTGGTAAGCATGGAAGCAGTATGAGCGTCCTTGTGGGACTTAGGGTTGTCCTTAGTAGGTAGAAATCTAGCTAACTTACCATTGTTTAGGAACAACTCACATATAATAGCAGTGTATGCCTCAACTGTTTCAGTTGTAGACGTATCTACGATAGATGAAACACCTTGTGGTTTAAGGTGGTCATGTGCAACACCAGCGAACTCATAGGTAGACTTAAGTCTTTCTCGGCTTAGGTCAGAAGAGTTTAACCAATCACCCACAGACTGGTTTGATCCAGACTCAATTAGGTTGATTAGTTCTTCATCTGTTACCTTGCCTTTGTAATCAGAACCTTTTTTCATTACTTTCTCCAAGGAATATTCTTAGACTTCTCTAGTTCTTTTGAACCATAGCTGCCTGGTGTAGGTAATGTACGTTCTTTCTTCTCCTTTGCAGGAGGTTTCTGGTTTAGTGTGTGCTCATTGTATCTCATAGTTCCTCCTCGGAATCTTCTATCGATCTATCGTTATTGAATTTGGTGCCACCTTTTAGCGACAAGGCGTGGCCTACCTTGACACCTGCGAAGCCGTCTATGACGGTCCTAAGGAAGTGTTCTTTACTCTTAAGGCAGCACCCAGTATTGCAGCCCTTGCAAGAAACCCCATTGGGTGGCTGGTACGCTAGGTGCTAGCTTAAGAATAAGGAGTAGTTTATTAGACTTACTCAGGTCTACCCACTGCATCTACACGGGCCATGCATGAGGACGTGATGCAATTCATTTAGAGATTAGAAGCCTCTTACGTTTCTTTCCAACCATCCATGCGTTATAAGGGGTAGCCCCTGCTGCATAGCATAGTATTCTAAACTCTAGTTCTTTATGTCTTAAAGCCATGGTGTATCATCCTGTTTGAACTCGGTTAACCTCTGCTTCCAAGAAACATTAGTGGTCTGTAACCTATCCCAGTGTGTACGTAAGACTTCACATGCCATAGCTAATGCCATGACACAATCATCTGTACAACCTGAGGCTGCCTCTGTCTTACCAGTATCAGTGGAGATGTAGTCCTTACATTCCTGTATGATTGTATTAGACGGTATCATTATCTCTTCATGATCTATAAGGTTCTTAAGATTACCTATAATAGCTGGCTTAGATGCAGAAGTGGTCCTGAACCCAAGGCGCATGCCGTCTTCATTCGAGACGTTAGCTATCTTAGTTTGCTTATATAAGTTAACATAGTTCATCTGTTCGAGTCTTTGTAGGGTAGCTATACCCATACTATTACTCTCTACACATAAGAATGCATTGTTGAAGTAACGACCTAAGTAGAATAGAAGCTCACCGTAGGTACTAGGGTCTATCCTATTGTCCCTATACATAGCTACTACCCTGTACTGGTTATCTAAGACAACAGCTACTGAGTAATCCTGACCTACACCTAATGCAACGTCAGCTGCTACTACGTAGGGTGAATCCCATTGAGGGTAATCCCATACTTCTAACTTACCTTCTCGACTCTCATCCCACATCTTAGATGCAACATCAAAGTCCATTCTTCTTTGAACAGCTTGTGGTACTAGCTTCTGTAAGTTCTCTATGTTAAAGACGTTAGCACCAGAGACTAAGAATGCCTCATCGGGAGTCTGTGGATACTCCTGCTTGAACTTAAGGCTTCCACCCTCAGCTACCTTTAACCTACGCCAATACATCTGACCTAATGTTAAATCAACACCATAGTCATTCTTAGCCATTCTCATGACCTTCTCTTCTTCTACAGACAATTCCATTCCTTCAGGAGGTGTCCGTGTGTACTCGGTTGTCCAGAACCAAGGTAAGAAGATTGGGGTATATTCATTCTCTCCAGCTACTGCACCCTTCCAGAGACGATAAAACTCTCCTGATGCACCATTAGCTGTAGACTCTAAGATTACCTCTGTACCTTCTGCTGCTGAGATACCCTGGAACATACCAGCTAATATCTTCTCATCATGTGTCCAGAAGGCTACCTCAGATAGGTGTGCGATTGTGGGTGTTGTACCACGACCAGCTTCTGGTGAACCAGCAGTGTAAAGACGATAAGAACCTATAGCTTCTTTGTCTTCATACCAAGGTGTGTTAATCTTAATCTCTTTAGCATTACTCATATGCTCTTTAGGTTTCAACTCACCAGACATATTCCTGATTAAGTTCTTACTCATATTGAATAAGGCATCAGATGTAGCTGAGTCATGAGCCATTACAACAGAACGTGAGTGAGGTGAGAAGTATGACTTCCAGAATACCCTAGCAGAACAGTAGGTACTAATACCCTGCTGACGTGCCTTAAGGATTATAGCTCTGACCTTACCAGTCTCAGCTATCTGTTTGTCTAATTGCTTTGTTATATACTTCTGTGCTTCATTCAACTCAAAGGGGACGAATCCCTTAGAAGCATCCTTAGTGACAATCTTTATCTGCTCATTAGCAAACTTCTCAAAGTCCCCATGGTATTCTTCTAACTGTTCTTTCTTCTGCAATGCCTCTACTATTTTGTAGAAATCTTGTTCCTTCATATACGTTAAGTCCCCCTCGGTATATAATTGAGTACCCCCCTAGGGAGGTGTCCGGGTCCCAGGGAATCCCTCAAACCATATGTCTTCTATTAGGGGACCAAGTGGATAGTAGCAGCAGGGTGGGATAAGAACACCTCTGTGTGTGTCTCCTGTGAGACCCTGTGAGTATATCTGTGGTATATTTGTAGAGAAGTGATAGTCGTATATGATTTGGGGTACCCTCTGTTGTGATAGAGCTCTCTTAGGTACTGGGAGATCTGTGGGGACTCTCTAGGGGTCCTTGGGGGTCTCTAGGGGTCCTTGGGGATAGTACTAATAGTAGTCTACAGTAGAGAGCTCTTAAGACACATATAAGAATAACCAATATATATAAGTACCCTTATATCTTTTGGTACCCCCTAAGTCCCCCTAGAGAGCCCCTAGAGAATCCCGAAAGTACCCTTAAAGATACTTCATGTAGGTTTAGGACTCTTACGGTGAGACCGTGGGGATACTGTGGGGACTGTGGGGGATCTGTGGGGTCCTGTGGGCTAACATCTATAGTATCCCCATAGGGACTCTCATTGACCCCATGAGTACTCTCTCAGTGACTCTATTCACTTGGTCCCCTATAGGAGTAATCCGTGGGGGTAGACTATCTATCCTATAGTATGTACAGATTATCCCTAAGATATCCCTAAGGTATCTCTTATGTGGTGTAGTATCTGGTGGTATGTACGTGGTAGTCTTGTAGATAGTGGTAGTATACTGGTAGAGTTAGTGGTGGTAGCAGTGGAGGAGGTGTTCTGAATCCCTAAGGTATCCTGGTCTAGTTCAGCTAGGTGTTGCGCTAGAGTATTTCTTCGTAGCTAGTTCATATCAGGCAACACTAGTCACTCCCTTCATAAGGCTCTCGCTTCGCTCGGCTCTCTTATTCTCTCGTTCTTTGGTTTGTACTGCTGGTTAGTCTGATTGATTGATTACAAATAGCACGGTAGTGATATGACCTCTCGCAGGCTCGAGGACTCTCTTGGAACTCTTTTGGGTTCACGGCTGCAAGCGTTGCGTACTTGTGGGTAGATAAGCTGAGGGGCTCTGGCGGGGCTCACTAGGACATTTGCGATACATATACTGGTATCGTTGAATAGTAGAGACACTTAGGGAGTCCATGTGGCTCCCTCTTAACATCCAAGGGGATATGTTATGCGTGATTCAAACACTTTAGCAAACCTCTCAGGTAAGACTATCACTGTTATTATTAGTGGTAGTCATACGTTGAGACAAGCAGCATTGAGACAGGGTGTATTGTTAAAGGCTGGTAGATATGTTGTTTCTGTCATACGTAGAAGCAATCGTAATGTCAACCTTTACCAAGTACAAGCTGGTCAGTTCACATTCATGGCTATTCTAAAAGCAGATGAACACAGTGATGAGACACGTCTTGTCACATTCTACTATGGCCAATCAGAAGCTGATGTCTTAGAACATCGTAACAATTCTTACGCTTATGGATTAGACAGTAGAGCTAAGAACAATGACACTTTAACAATGACGCAACTGATTGAAATATATAAAGAAATCAAAGAGGATCTATCATGTCAATACTATTAGTGCTTATCTCACTAACAATAGCTGCCGCACTAGGGGCTGCATTTGCACTAGCTATCTTCAACATCAAAGACAACTTAAAGGACTAATTATGTATAGTTATGAGCAACACGCTAAAAAGATAAGGGATAGAAGAATAAACGCAGTTAAGACAGTCTTATGGTCAATGTCAATAATGTCAATACCTCTTGTCTTAGTGTTAATAGCTAATCACACCCTGTCATAATAAACTCTCGCAGGCTCGAGTTATCCCGTGAGAAACACCATTCATTACCAAAAGGATACATATTATGTATAATCAAGACTATCAAGAAATCACTACAATCCATGGTCAAGAGTTAAACAAGGATGAAATAACTCTTCAAGAACTCTTCGACCTAGGCTACTTCGAAGAAGAAGAATACACAATCGATCCAGAAATGGAAGATTAATCAATAACTTAGCTCTCCTCACGGAGGGCTTTATTTTTAACTAATCCAAGAGGGCACACTTATGCTAACTGTATTATTAATTATAAACCTAGTAACAATCCCACTTCTATTCCTTACCAAGGACAGAGTGGACAGATTCACAATAAGATTAGTAGCAGTCAGCTTGTGTGTCTTCAACATGCTAATCTGCTCATCAGGTACAACAACATGGTAAATATTGACGATATAATAGGTGATTTATTGCCAATTGTGTCAAAATGCATGAAGTATGCAGGTAGAAAACCAATGCTTGTTGATGCAAAAGCAGATAGGTCCATAAAGGTTGAGAATCAAGCATACTGTGAATACTTAGGTGATTCATTCGGTGTGCGTTGGTTCTCAATCACGTACCATCCCTCTCTTGAGCAAGACGAGAGGGCTCTTATAACCATGCTTTCTCATGAGTTAATACATGCAGTACAGTACGCTAGAGGTGATAAGTTCGACCACAGCCTACCCTACTCACAACAACCACATGAAATCGAAGCATACAACCTTGAGGGAGTCGTAGCAGACTCTTACTTCTCCCTTAAGAACCCTAAAGTAACACCTTAAGTACATGACCTCTCGCAGGCTCGAGGTCTTAAATGGCACAATGCCAAACAAATCTAATCCAAATAGGAAATATATTATGACTACTCAAATCAATGAACCACGCAACTATGTAATCAAAGATGTTGAATTAAACTACGCTAAAGTTGCTAAGCCAGTCAGCCCCTTCGGTGTTGAGCAATATGAAGTACAAATCGCTACTACTGATCGTCAGTTAGCGGAGACATTGAAAGCTAACTTCTTCAATGTTAAAGAGAAAGACGGTAAGTTCATTGTGTCATTGAAACGTAAAGCACAACGTGCAGACGGTTCAGATAACGGTGCTCCTAAAGTCTTCGATAAGAACTTGCAGCCAATCGAGGGTGAAGCCCTTACTAAGATTGGTAACGGTTCTAGAGGCAATGTTAAGGTGTTCCAATACCCTTACAGTGCTGGTGGTCGTTCTGGTATCGCTGGTTCATTAACAGCAATCCAAATCACAGACCTTGTGGAGTACTCAGGTATGGGCTCTATCACTGATGGGTTCGACTTACCTTCAGCACCTGGAGATAGCACTGTAGAGGACGCTGGAGCAGCGTTCTAATGAACCCTTGGTATAGAACTGAAGATGTCCATACGTTGCTCAGAGAGGCCCTTGATGGGGTTCTCTTAGCACAAGAGTTAATACAGAATGGTAATGAGGGTTTAGCAGTAGATGAGCTAGAAATAGCATTCAGTCATCTTAAACTCTTACAAGAAGCAATCAGTGAGTCCTGTTAGGGCTCATTGGTTTTTTTTGATATGTCAACCCAAGGCCCCTACGGACCTTGTGTTAACTCAAGGGGATTCCCCTTGTAACCCCTTTTAGAGGATACCGACAAGGGCCCCCATGGATTACATCAAAACAAAGTTAGCACTTATAAAGCACCACATCTACCGTATTGTCACAAACTACTCTATGAAAGGCCATCGTTGGGCTAGAGTATTAGTGATTTATACTTATCAAAAGAAACTCAAACAGGAGCACAAATTCTATGTTCAATCAAAATCAGAATAAAGTTAAGATGGCAACTGTCAATGAGTTGTTAGCCCTTCCTAAACAGACTAGCCATGTCCGATACAAAAGCGAGAATGATCGCATGTGGCCCCTCCTAGTCCCAGAGGATATACGTTCAGATGCAGGTTCAGCTAAGGCATCTAAAAACCGTATGTTCTGCAAGATAAATACCTTCACTAAACACTATGAGGAGCACTCATTATGTCTCTAGATAAAAAAGCTAAAGTGTTGACACAAGCTACAATAACTATAATATTGCTGATGTCATTCATAACATATGTAAATAATGCCGATGCAGCTACCATGCGTATATCTGATAAAGGCACAACCCTGTACTATGACGGTGCTGTTCAATGGGGTGACTACCATAGGCTAAAAGATCTGATTAATAAGAATCCTAAACTCCTATACATATCTCTTAACTCAAGAGGTGGGTCAGCTCAAGAGGGACGTAACATAGGTATCCTACTAAGAAAGTCACTACTGACTACTGTAGTCCAAGAGAATGCCATATGTGCATCAGCTTGTACTTCTATGTTCCTAGGTGGTGTAGTGCGTATAGTTGAGTCATCTGCAAGAATGATGTACCATCCGCCATACATGGAGGAATATCCTCAAGGTTGGACAATGGAGCATATAGCGTTAAGTGCTCAAAACCAAACAGCAATCGAGATAGCACACTCAGTGGCACTTGTTGAGCTTAACAAAGAGTTTCAAGTTGTTAAGTTCTTGTTGCACAATGTGTATAACTTGAAAACAAACAGTGGGATACTCTATACTGCATCCCCTCAAGAACTTCTAGATTCTGGTATTGCTACTCGAGTTTACACAAAAACCAAAGGTGAGTAATCATGGCTGATAAAAACACTAAATATATGTTCGCAGACACTTGTGAACCACTGTTCTATATGCTTGATAGAGACAGTGATACAATATCTTGGGTATTCATTATGGATTCCAATGAAGCTGTATCTCTCTCAGACAGCGATATGGATGATCTTATCCAGAAAGGTAAAGTTGTACAAGAGACAGAAGAAGCATTGTCAAGTTTCTTCACAGATGCAATCAATGGCAAAGGTGGTGAAAATGCTATCAACATGTTCGGTTTCTTAGAAATACCTGCTCCTACTACCTCTGATAAGAAAGAAGAAAACACAGAGGATGAGGGTGAAGTGATCAAAGTGCCTGATACATACCGACCAGAGCTATGTAATACCTCTATCTCACCAGAAGTACTCGTTAAAAAGCTAAAGATTGCAGAGTCAAAGACAGAACGTCCTGATTGTATCTCTATCTTATTCGAAGGTGTTCCTGGAAGTGGTAAGACACTAGCTGCTGCATACATAGGTAAGGAACTCGGTAAGACTGTTAAGTCATACAGATTGAGTGAACTACAGAACAAGTATGTTGGTGAGTCTGAAAAGTTGATTGCTGAAGCATTTGATAAAGCAGAAGAGAATGGTCACATATTACACATTGATGAGATTGATTCACTCAGCCGTTCACGTAACGATGAGTCTAAAGGTCATGAGATCAAGATGTGCAACACACTGTTACAATGCCTCGATAGGTTCAAGGGTATCTTCATAGCTACCACTAACTATCGTGATGAGTTAGACTCAGCAGTCAAACGTCGGTTCTTACTCAAGCAAGAGTTCAAGAACTGCACTTCAGAACAAGCTAATGAACTCTCTAAGTTGTTCTTCGGTAAGCGCATAGCCCCTATGAACCTACCTAACGAGACATTCGCCCCTGCAGACTTCAATATCGTCAAGAACTCCTTCTTGTTCGAAGAAGATAAGACAATCAACCGCAAGTTCATCCTCAAGCGTCTCACAGAAGAAGCAAAGGATCGTAACGGTAAAGACTTAGTTAATAAGAAAAAGGTAGGATTCCTATGAGTGATCTAAGAAAACAATCTCAAGCAAGTATTACAGAGTTATCAAAACTGGCTGACTACTGTTCCATGATGTCTTGTAAGACAGGTGAGAGTAAATACATGACAGCTTATCACGAAGTAGCAGATGCAATGGTCAGTATTAAAGAGTTCATTAAGAGTGAGGAAGAAAACCTATGATACCTATGATTGTAGAGAAAGAAGGTTCAAGAGAACGCTCATGGGATGTGTACAGTCGGTTACTAAAGGACCGTATCATCTTCCTTAACACGGACTTCAATGATGACATGGCTTCTGCAATCTGTGCTCAGCTTATCTTGTTAGAGGCTGAAGACTCAAAGGCAGATATCACTATGTATATCAACAGTCCTGGAGGTTCTGTTAGCTCAGGCATGGCTATCTATGATACAATGCAGTACATCAAACCAGATGTGTCTACAGTTATCATGGGCCAAGCATGCTCCATGGGTTCCTTCACAGCTAATGCTGGTGCAGCAGGTAAACGATTCATGTTACCAAATGCACGTCACATGGTTCACCAAGTGTCAGCAGGCACTAGTGGTCAATGCTCAGACATGGAAATTGCAGTTAAAGAGGCTCGTCGTATTAACGATGATCTGGCTAAAATCTATGTCAAACACAACAGTAAAGGTAAGACACTGTCAGACTTCCGAAAGGTAATGGACCGTGATAGTTGGATGACATCACATGAAGCATTGAAGTTCGGTCTTATTGACAAAATCATTAAACGATAAACTATAACATAAGGAGGATTGCCGTTCTCTTAAGTTATATGCATTACAAGATGTAGAGGGTTGCCGCCCTCGGGAACAGTATGGTCTTGCCGGACCATGCTTTTCTTCAAGTACATTCCAAGAGTGTGCTTCAAGAAGAGTTCAACTAGAGGATACATTATGAAACGCTATCAGGTATACAAAAACCTACACAAAAACTGCTGGTCTATCAGAGATGCTAAAACCAAACATGTTGTTGGTCATGCTGATACTGTTCAGTTGTTCCAAGTGAAATATAAAGTAAGTAAAGCAGGTCGTGAGAGAGTCTTAAGAGACCAGCGTAAGAGCGTCCATGCAGTAGTTGAGGGTGAGATTGTATCAGTCTCAGGCTTCACTTCCTTCAAAGGTAGGTCATTCCAATCTCATGGAGTGTACCCTAACTTATACTCCGATAAAGTATACCTAGAAGAGCTCACATACAACCCCTACAGGTTCACTCACTTCGTCAAGAAGATGTCTGAGAACTTAGTACTGAATAGTCGTATGGCCACACTTGACCGCCATGGCAAGCTAACTGGAGGATTCCAAAGCATATGAATAGTAGAATAGATGAACTAACCATTGAGACTCTTGATGACAACATCGAGATTGCCCTAGAAATATTGACCAACCTAGAGTCTGGTGAGTATACACCACGTATGGCTGCACAATTCCTCTTTCAACTAGTAGAGGATTGCCAGTGCCATGCTAAAGATATCGAGTACACTAAGTATTATGGAACTGATTAAGTATACAATACACTACCATAAGGGAACACCTTCGAAGTCCCAGGTAGTCCACAAAGATATCGTGTATTCTCAAAATGACATATCAGCAGATAAAGCACGTAAAACTCTTGAGGTCCTAGCTCCAGAGCATGACTTCAATACCTTATGTCAAACCCAATACCTAGAAAACGAAGGATTATAAGATGAGTAAGCTATATAAACTATGTACAGGTAAGAATGGTTGTAACGGTGTGTTACCCTTAGACCAGTTCGCTACTGATAAAAGCTCCGTAGATGGTCACTACCGTTACTGTCGTTCATGTGAGCGTAAGTACCAAAAGAAAATGAAAAAAGTCCGTGAGGCATATGGTGTAGGATTGCGTGAACTATCTAAACTAAACTAATCAAAAAAAACCCAGGAGGGTACTATGAGTAACATAATTGAAGAAACTGTGCATGTTGAGCTACGTGACTTAACCTTTGAGGTAGAAGTTGCTTACCTTCCTAGTAATAATGCAACAGACCCACGTGATAACTTCGAGGGTGCGATTATAAGTTATGACCTCATTGAGGTTTACTATGACCAAGGCTATGCAGAGTTTCCACCAGACACTGTTAATTGGTTAGCTGAGCAACATGGTGATGAAGTTGTAGAAGAACTTAAGGAAATATTACTATGATTAAAATACCTAACCTAGAACGATTGGCTCTTGAAGCAATATTAAATGACGGTACATACAATGGTGATGAAGATTGGTGGACAAGTATGACCACTAATGAGACTAAAGTATATGACATCAACGTCTATCATGAAAACCCATCTGATACTAATGTTCGTATAACAATCTACAACTGTATCGCTTCAATGGACGGTACCAATTGGGTAACAGATACAGAAAGCGAAGCAGGTTTCATGGAAATACCTAAGTCCGTAATCATGCCTGATAGACAGGAAAGATTATATGAAGTGTCCTTCCAAGTTATCACAGAGTATACCGTTAGCGTACATAATAGTGAACACGCTGAAGCATTACGTACAGTTAGACGTATGGATAATGAGAACGACTTAATAACTCGTGGAAAGTTCAAAGGTATGCATACAAAGATAACATCATGTAAGGAAATGTAATGAGTCAGGAACTTAAGTTAATATACAAATGTGTCTCATACCTCGAAGAACAAGGGTATTATGGTAATATAGACCTAATATACGCTGTCAATGAGGTTGCTAATGATGCAGCATACTATATCTGTGAACGCTTCACTACTCCCGATGGTGGTGAGGTTGATGATAACACTTACCAAGTCATTAAGGAGTGGTTAGAATGAGAGAATCACACAAACACGCAGAATTAATTGATATTGTAAAAACAATTAACTTGTACTTCCATTATCAATCACTGTCAGAGTCCTTCCACGACATGGCGGAAATAGCGAGGGAGAATGGTGACCATGAAGATGTAGTGCGCTTATGTAAAGACTCCATCAAATATGCCAAGTATGCTATGGATGTAAAGCGTATCATCATTGATGAGTTTAAAGAAGAATTAGAGGATTAGTTATGAAAGGTTTTATTCTATATGAAGGCCCCTCAATGTTCGATAAGAAACCCATAGTAGCCATCGTGACCTTCAGCTCAACCAATGAGAAGACAGGGAACATGGCACAACTATGGATACTTCCTAAAGACGTAGCACCCCATGAAGCAGTCAAGTCCGGGAAGGACCAATCTGTCTGTGGTGGTTGCCAGCATCGACACAATCTAGGAGGTGCCTGTTATGTTCTACCATTCCAGGGCCCTCTATCTGTATGGCGTTCATACAAGCGTGGATTGTACCCTAAATCGAACCCTAAGGCTCTCCTAAAGCTTATGCTTAAGGAACTAAGGCTAGGTGCTTATGGAGACCCCGCAATGCTCCCAGAAGACCACCTACGAGCTGTCAAATCAGTAGCCCGTGGTACAACAGGTTACTCTCACCAGTGGAAGAATAAGAGACTCAAACATGCTATGCAGTATTGCCAAGGGTCCGTAGATTCACTAGAGGAAGCTAAACAGTTCAAAGAAATGTATCCTAATGGTCATTACTTCCGTGTTACTGATGATATCTCAGATATACAAGAAGATGAAATACAATGCCTCGCAGATACCAAAGGCTTAACATGCCAACAGTGCATGTTATGTGACGGCACTAAACAGAATATCGTCATAGAAGTACATGGCGCTAAGAAGTCTCGGTTCACCTCAGATATTCAGATCAAGGAAGTTGTTTAATGTCAGAAGTTATTGGTTTTGTAGCACCTCTTGCCCTTGCCCTCTTTGTTATCAGAGGGTATGTCTTCATCTTCAAAGAAGAGTTAGACAACTGGTGTG